CGGATTTGTGTGTCAAAGCAAAGGACTCTTTGTATGCTGGTTGGCGTAAGTTTAAATCAGAGATTTTGAGTCCCTTGTTTAATATTATTTTGTTGTTGATTTTGACATTGCTTGGTGTTTTTACTTTGAAAACAGTTATGTCAACCATTTGTGAATTGTTGAAGAACTGTGGAATACCAGTTCCGGCAATGATGTTATTTGTTGATAAAACACTTAGCATGCACACCCCTTGGAGTGAAAGTCATCTTGAGAGTGTTAGACAAATTTTGATCACTGGAGTTGAAAAACGGAAGTTGTGTCATTTGTCAATGAATGCTGCTCTTTTTGGCTGTGTTGGTGTTGATGAGAAGACTTTGGTCAATGTTTTAAGCACTATGCAGGCTTTCATTGTTGACACTTGTTCAAATCTTCAGGATGGAGTTTGGGATACACTTGTCGATGATTGGATTGCTATTATGGATTTTCAGGCGACTAATAATCTTGTTGCATCATTGAGGCCAATTTATGCTGAAGCTGCCTCTGAGATTAGATTGATAAAGATCAAACTTAACAACAAAGATTTGATTGTTGGCGATGTTGAGGGTCCTATTTCAAAGACCGTTTCATTTGTTTTAGCAGGTGTTGCCTCATTGTTTCTTAAGAGATGGCCTGGTACCTCAGAAATGAAGAATATGCTTGATCAAATTAGATTGTGGACGGGCTGTTTTGCCATTGCCGGTGGAGCGGTCACGGTCGTGGAAGCGTTGTTGAAGTTAGTGCCACTTTCATGGATGTATTGGTTCAGACAAAAGTTCTTACCGAATGAAATATTAGAAGATAGAGTTTCAGTTTGGATACATAAAGCAGACAGTGTCCTTAAAATGCAAGCGATTACTGAGTATTTGCTTAGTCCAAGTTATCAAGATGCTATCCAGGAACTGTGTGCTAGTGCTACTGAATTCATGATGTGCGAATCCTTGACTCCTGAAAAGCGAGTTATGGTAGTTAATTGTCATTCGCAGCTGCGTAAGTTGTTGGTGATGATTACTGAATATAGACAATCAAGTCATACCCGTCCTGAACCCATGTGTATTCATTTGTATGGGAAACCAGCGTGCGGAAAAACCATTTTGTTTACTAGATTAATTAGAGAAATGTTTGGATTCCAAGATGAACAGATTTTCACCCGTAATTCTACACCCTATTGGGATGGAGTAAATGAGACACACAAAGCAGTTGTGTGGGATGAGGCATTTACAGCTGATCGTGAAGGTGATAAGTCAACTGAATTTTTGAGTTTGATTTCAACAGCAGTTTTTAAACCACCAATTGCTGGTTTGAATGAATCAAATTTAAGACAGAGTGCCAAAGGCACTTCCGTTTCACCAGTTGTTGTTGTGTGCTCATCCAATCACCCATACCCAAAAACCGACGCAGTTGAGTCAAGTGCCGTTTGGCGAAGGAGGCATATGTTAGTCTGTGTGGAAGTTGAGAAATCTTGGGCGAAACCAGGTGATACTACCCAACTTGATACTAGTCGTGTTCTTGCTGCTAACGAAGAACATAGTAAAACATTACCCTGGTACAAATTTCGTTTGGTTGATCCCGAAAATCCAGCTGCAGACAGAGCTTATAGTCAGCAGTTGACTTATACACAGTTGGTGTATCATGCAGTCAAGTTATATGAATATCGTACTAAATTCACCGCGAAGTTGTCATCAATTACAGGAACTCATTTCATCTCCCATAAGATAGTAGATGTTTTTAAACCATTGTGGGTTTCACTGTGTGGTGATTCAACAAAGGCATTTAGAATTGAAGGTCCAAGTAAGGAGAGACACAGACAAACGTATACCAATAGATCACATCAGAGTACAGCTGTAGTTGGTACTGAGGTGACTGTGGAATCGATGGTTCCACAAGAAGTGTATCATAGTGCAGATGATGGAGAGTCTATACCTACCCCAACTGCCGCGGCTGCACTTGATGGTGATTCCTTAACTGAAGCTGAACAATCAATGATCAATTATGTAGCAAAATTTAGAGGAACTCAAGCTGAGAAATTAGTGATCCATGATTATCTTTTATCAACATGGACTGGAAAAAGCTTTGAGGTCCCAGAGTTGAGCTACAAGGCATGGACTGGTTTTGCTGTTTGTTTGACAGTCGCTTTTGGTGCGATATATAGTCTTATTTCTCGTTATTCCAATAATGTTGGTCCCAGTGAGGAACTGGTTGAGTGTGAACTTATTGATGCAACTGGTAGACTTGAAACGTATCCCCGCAAAAAGAGACCTGTTGAAACTAATAGACATCCTAACAGTAGACGTGGTCAATCAGGCTTTAAAAGAGGTGCTGAGATCAGAGGTGATTTGCAGGCTAACATTGGAAATAGTTATAACCAAATTGAACTCTCTTGGACTGGTTTACCAGATGAATGGATGTGGGGTTTTGGTACGAATGGTAAATGTATTGTTACGAATGCTCACTTTTTCTTGGACTGTGAAACAGGTCAGTTGAGGAAAAGTGATACTGGATTTTACGTGTTTTATATGAGATTCCAGAGTAAAGTTATACGTCTCCGTGTTAGTGATTTGTGTTTGTCAATTGATCGTGGAAATGATATTGCAATTTTTGATTGTTCTTCTGAAAAACTTGTCCCTTCTTTTAAAGATTTGTCAAAAGTGTTCATTACAGATGAAGAGTTTAGTTCCCTTGGTCAGATATTGGTTTTTGTCAATTCGACGACTACTGTTCCAGTTGTTTCACGTGGTACCCGCAAGTCTGCTATCCTATCAAAGGATATGATATCAGTTGATTTACCTGTGTGTTATACTTACAATGGTGCATTTAAATATGGTGATTGTGGTAGGGTCGTGTCAATTGGTAATGGCCCATTGTGCGGTAAAGTTTTGGGGATCCATTGTGGCTCTAAGGGCCAAGTTGGTGATGTAATGAGAACTGGTGTTTGTACGATAATAACACGTGAAGCCCTCCTTAGTGCAATTGAATCTTTGGGTGATTTTCCAGTAAGTGAACCAGACAAAATTGCAGGTGAGATTGAAAGCCCACAAGGCTTAAATCTTGTTGATTTTAGAAAGATACCCAGGAGTGAGACTGTTGTTGTGAATGACACCACCAAGATAAAACCTACTGTTATTTCAGAATATTTGGTTTGTGTTAGTGAAAAGGAACCTGCAGTCATGCAATGTCTTGATCCTCGTCTGGATACCCCTGTTGACCCGATGGATGTTGCTATTACTCCAATGTTTGATATTGTTTGCCCAAAACCTGATATGGATCTTTTGAGTGTTGTTGGTGAACGGGTGAAAATGAATTTTCAGTCAAATGCTATTTGGCCTATGGCCAAACGCATGTTGACTGTGCATGAAGCTATTAATGGCATTCCTGGACTTGTGACTTCAGTTGATGTGTCAACCTCAGTCGGTTTTCCTCTAATCCTTCACAGATTTAAGAAGTGTGAGAAGAAGGCGTTTCTTGTTGAGCTTGACACCGGAAAATGGGAAATGGGTCCTGAACTGGAATATTTGTATTTGGAAATAAAGGCATATGTTGATTCTGGTGGGAAAACTATTAAACCAGACATTCGTTGGATTTATTTTATGAAAGATGAATTGTTGTCAAAAGAAAAGATTGCAAAAGGTAAGACCCGAGTTGTTGCTTGTGGTCCCTTTGCACTGTGGATTTTGTTACGTCAGATGTGTGGCTCGTTTATGTGTGCGTTTATGAGTTCTTGGAGGAATTTGCCTTACAGTGTTGGTTGCAATCCCAATTCTTGGGATCTTGATTGTATTTTGAGACGTTTGAGTGTTTGGAATACTGAGTTGTTTGCTGGTGATGGAAAAGAGTGGGATAAGCGTTTGCATCGGTCATTCATTGATGAATCATTTAGAGTGATTGGTGCTATTTGTCACGACAATATTGAAGGTTTTGAGCTCGAAAAGTTCAACTTGTTAGTTGAGCTTATTCTTGATGCTCCCAATCAGTATCGTGACAATTTATTTCGCTTGACTCACGGACAACGTTCTGGGAATTTCTTCACAACAACATTGAATTGTATTGCCCATGAAATGATGTGGCGTTACGTGTTTTCCAAAGTTTGTCCCCACCTTGTTTTTGATGAATGTGTTGGATTGGCAGTTTGTGGTGATGATGTGCTTGTCGCAGTCCGCCCAGATATATTGCCGATTTTTAACGATCTAGTCTATTCATGTGAAATTGCAAAATATGGTCAAATTTACACTCATGATGATAAGATATCCGAATTGGATGGTGTTCCCAGACCTTTTTCTGAAGTCACTTTCCTTGGATCCACACCTGTTAAATGGCGTGGAAAATGGCTTGGTGCTTTACGCACGAAAACAATCCAGGATCTATTACACTGGGAGAAAAGGAGGGGTGCTTTCTCTACAAATGTAGTGCATTCATTATGTATGGCCAGCGCTTGGGGTGAAAAATATTGGATTGATTTGAGAGAAGACGTGGTTCAAGCTTTGAAAAAGTCTCAGTTCCCCGATTTTGAGAAAGAAAATTTGCTTTTGTCGGTTTTGGATTTGTCGAGAGGAGAGTGTCTGCAAAGACTCGCTACATCGACAGGAAGCGATTGGCTCGACGACGCCAACGACTTCAATTTTGGATATTATTCGAGTGTTATAGTTGATTGATTTTGTTGTTTTATCTATTTATTTATTTGTGTGATTTACTAATATAATTATGACTGCCCAGCAAGCAGGTTTTTCGTCAGTTTCCGCAAGTTCAATTGTTCCAACTGAACGCGGATATCAATTTACTAAGGTTGGAAGTGACTCATTTAAAGCCGTCAGTGAGAAAGCATTGAGTTTCCAGGATGCTGCTGATACATGGGTCTTACGAAGGTCACTTGTCTGGAAAACTGATTTAGTGGCTGGTGATTCTTTATTTAATGCGAATCTCCCTTGGGGGATGTTAAAACTTAACAACGCAAATTGCCAACAAACGATGTTATTTGAAAGGTTTGTTTTCCATCATTTTAGAACTATGGATATTAGAATACAAGTTAATGGTTCTCCGTTTCAGTCTGGAATGCTTTATGGTTATTATGATCCAAGAAATGAGTTTCAGACTACTAGTATTTATGATATACCGGCTTTTGATTTTATTCATCGTATACCGCCACATACCAATGCTTCGTATGAATTTAATATACCTTTTACTTTTCATCGTTCGCGTTTGAATTCTAATTTAGCAACATTGGAAGAATCTATTGGTAGGTTCCTTCTTGTCGTCGTTGATCCGTTGTTTACAACTGGAACCGACGTTAATTTGTCAGTTTTTACAAAATTCTCAGGATATGTTTGTACCGTACCAAGAGCCTCTATAAATGGTGTTTACACTTTGGAAGGTATTGGTGGTTCTAAACCAACGACGAATATATTTAACTTACGCCATAGCACAGTAGGTGCTATGCCAATTGAAATGAACATGTCCGGCAATGCCGGCAAAGGTGAAGGTGAGTTTTCAACCACTTTACCGATGGACAAGCCTCCACTAGCTAGTGGAGCACTGCCTGTTTTCATACAGAATCCAGGTATGTCAAATTGTGTCGGGGTAATGCCTTGCACTGCCCTGCAATTGTCTCCTGCAGCTATGAGACCCACCAGTGGTGTTTTCGCTACTGATGTTGATCATATGTCAATCGATTCGTTGTGTGCCAGAAAATATCAAATTTACCAACGTTTATGGGCGGATACTGATCTTGCTGGGACACTTTTGGTTTCCTTACCTATAACACCTATGCCGAAAGCTGCTACTAACCAATCTGGAGGTGTTTTGAATGTTAAATTTTGTGCCCTTGAGGCTATTGTTGATTTAGCTAGTTTTTGGTGGGGTGAAATTACCTATGAGATAGTCGTTATTGCTAACAATTTTCATACTGGAGCCATGCGTGTGGCTTATAATTATGCTGGTGAGTCATTAAACTCACTCAAAGATGTTGAAACTACTTATAATTCAACATTTGACATCTCAAATGGTAATCACATTTTTACTGTTACCATACCACCTAATGCTGGTACAGATTGGTTATCAACTGAAGGTACATCAAAACCATTTGTGGATCCGTCTAATCGCGCTTTTAATAATATTATCCCAAATAGACGTTTGGGTTTTCTTAATCTCTATGTGTTGAACCCTCTTCGTAGTGCAACTCCCACAGTCCCACCTGATTGTGAAGTTTTGATTTATATGTCATGTAAATTAAGTTTAGCTGTACCTCGTGCTTTTCCGGTGTGGGGTAGTAGTGTTAACTGGACTTATGTTGTTCCTGTTTCTGCTAATTCAGAAAGAAGACTGTCATATTCTGATGATGATTATGTTTTAGAGTCACCAGGTGAGCCTGGTGTAACATCGGTTAGCACTGGTGATTCTGCTTATGGCACTGGTGAGATTGGTAGCAAGAATACTGAAGAACTACATGCTGAAAGAAATGTTATCAATGTTTCGGATAATTCACTAACCCATTCACCTAATCGTGATGCAAAAACAGAGAAATTTCAATTTAAGATTTGTAGTTTGGTTGATTTGTTTAAAAGATATGTTCCGATAACAGTTGAGAGGTTTAACTGTGCCGCCACAGCGGCTGCTACAACTTTTCCTGGTTCTGCTTATATTGTTCCTCTTACTTATCCAAAGTTTGCTCGATCTTTGTTTAGTGGTTTAAAGGGAGGAATTCACGTTCGTGCTATGTTTCGTGCTAGTGGCAGTGCAGGTTTTGCTGGATTTGTTAATTATGTTCCTGCAGCTGTAAATGGTGAGTTTAGAGGATCACTAGATGGTAAAAACGAACATGTTGATAGTGCTTATTCTTTCACTGGATTACTTGCTGGCTTTCCTAATATTAGTGGCGTCACCTTTACTCGAGTTACACCACCTGCGGTGAAGGCGACTCTTACAAGTGCTAGTTTCCAGAATTGTATGGGTGCTCGAGACGTTCTTTTTGTTGATAGACATGGGATGGTAGATTATTATTGTCCATTTCAAAATATTTACGATTATTGGCCTATGGGTAGTGACGAGGACGATAATCGTGTTGGAACACTTTATTTTTATTTTCCGACTTTAGCATCAACATTACTAGTTGGTTTTTGGCAGTGTGTTGGTGACGATTTTGCTGGTTGCAGGTTTTCTCCTACAACTGTTGCAAATTACTCTGCTTCACAGTTTAACATTAAGGGTTTTGTTGCAGATGATCGTCCACCACTGGTTCTTACATCAACTGTAATTCAATCAGTCACTACACCTTAATGTATATTTCGCTGTGCTCGCGAATAATTTGGTTTTTGGTTTAGTTTTTCTCGCCGGACTGTCTCCGTCAAT